AGTGGGTACAGGATAATGGTCAAGATGTACACTTGATCATGACAGGCGGTGAACCGTTGTTGGCGTGGCAACGGCTTTACGTAGAGTTATTTGAACATCCACGTATGCAGGATTTAAGGAACATCACATTTGAAACAAATACTACACAACATTTACACGACGATCTTTACAACTATCTCAACGACAGCGACAGACTTACGGTCACTTGGAGTTGTTCCCCAAAACTTAGTGTCTCAGGAGAACCTTGGGAAACTGCTATCAAGCCTGATGTTGCTAGTGAGTATACTATGGTTGACGGTAGTGAACTTTATCTTAAGTTTGTTGTGGCTACTGAAGATGACTTCGACGAAGTTACTCGGGCTGTTCAGCAATACAGGGATGCCGGGGTACAATGTCCAGTATACCTTATGCCAATGGGCGGACGCAGTGAAGAATACTCCCTCAACGTTAAAGACGTGGCGGAAGTCTGCATGGAACAAGGATGGCGATTCACGCCAAGACTCCACATTTCACTCTTCGGAAATGCGTGGGGCACTTGATCAAGTGCAACAAGAAAGACTTGATAAAGCAATGAAGGCGCCTATTAGAAAGAACTTAGACGAAGAGCAATTTGAAAAAATTAGGAGAATGCAATGAAGAAATGGTTAAAACGTATTACAGGTATCGAAGAACAAGAAAAGCGTATTGAAGAACAAGAGTTGGCATTGCTAGAAAAAACTGATCCTAAAGAATTTGCAACACGTCATAAACAGCCTTGGGTGAATGTACTTGATATGCAGGTAAACGAAGAAAACATTCGCAATGGGTTTTTTGAACTAGACTGGAATCAATACTTTATTAATGAACTAATTCAAAATGGTTATGGAACTGAACAAGATGTCGAAGAAGAAATTGTAGACAGATGGTTCCGTGACATTGTATATAACATGTTACAAGAAGAAGGCCAAGATACCGAAAGAGGTGCCGGCTATATTAATGTCACACCTATTGCAAAAGGCAAAAGCGAAGTATCTTAATGCTTGACAATTCGTATAACATCATATATAATGATATGTATAAACAACAATAGGCAAACTAATGGCAACTTATATTCTAATTGACACTGCTAACACATTCTTTCGTGCTCGGCATGTTGTACGTGGCGACATTGACACTAAGGTTGGTATGGCTCTACATATTACACTTAACAGTGTTAAGAAGGCGTGGAACGACTTTGACGGCACACATGTTGTGTTTTGTTTAGAAGGTCGTAGTTGGCGCAAAGACTTTTACGAGCCTTACAAACGCAATAGGCAAGTTGCACGTGATGCACTAACTCCACGTGAAGCAGAAGAAGACAAAGTGTTTTGGGAAATCTTTGACGAATTTAAATCGTTTGTTACTGACAAGACTAACTGCACAGTATTACGTGATTCACAACTAGAAGCAGACGACTTAATTGCTGGTTGGGTACAGCGTCATCCTAACGACAAACACGTTATTGTATCTACTGACAGTGACTTTGCACAACTTATTAATGAGAATGTTACCCAGTATAATGGTGTTAGTAATACTATTGTTACACACGAAGGTTACTTTGACGACAAGAAACGTGAGCCAATTATAGATAAGAAGACTAAACAACCTAAGCCTGCGCCTAATCCAGGCTTCATGTTGTTTGAAAAGTGTATGCGTGGTGACAAGAGTGACAACGTATTCAGTGCTTATCCAGGTGTACGTATTAAAGGCACTAAGAACAAAGTAGGTCTTACTGAAGCATATGAAGATAAAGATACTAAGGGCTTTAACTGGAATAACATGATGCTTCAGCGTTGGGTTGATCATAATGGCGAAGAACATCGTGTGTTAGATGACTACACACGCAATGTTACACTATGTGACTTAACTGCACAGCCCGAAGAAATTAGAGAGATAATTAATAATACGATTGATGCCGCTACATCTGATCCGAAGAATATTCCGCAGGTTGGTGGTCGTTTAATTAAATTCTGTGCAAAGTGGGATATGCAGCGTGTCGCAGACAATGCATCTCATTATGCACCGTCACTACAAGCGAGGTATATTGCATGAAAGCAAAAACAGTTTTAGAAGATAAATTTTGGATTGTCGAAGATCAAGGTGAGCGTATCGGAACACTTACAAAAGAAGACGAATCTTATATGCTGTCTAGCAAAGGCACAATTAGTTTTTACAAAAGCAAAAGACAACTAGCAAAGGCGTTTGGTGGAGACTTTCTAACTGCTACAATTACTGCAACTGAAACTGGTGCTGTGCGCTATGTACACGGGTATCCAACAAAGTGCAATCCATTTAACAGTATGTTTGATATACAACGTAAACTGCCTTTATTTACAAAAAGTGAAAAATCTAAAAGTGTGTATTGTGCAGGTTACTATTTGATTAGGTTTAACAAATCATGGCTAAAAAGTTTTTGCCCTAAACTAGTTACAATAGAACGCAACGAATATAAAGGTCCGTTCAAAACAGACATAGAAATGAAAAGTGTTCTAAGCAATGTCAACCGAACCTCTTAATACAATACCAATACAGCAATATATTAAACAAGTGCAATCTGCTGAAGCGAGTAGATCAAAGGATGTAAGATTAACTATTGAGCAGGCAAAGAATCTTGCCTTTACTTTAGGCATTGTTATGAGTAGATTGCACGGAGAAATAGAAGCAAAGCAAAGTTCTACACCGTCAAACGATGTAATAGAAATTAAAATGGATCCGGGATCTAACTGGTAGAACTGGAACAAAAAGGATAAATATATGCGTATATAATTAAAGGATGCGCATAATGGCACGACCCAAACCAACCGTACTATTAGAATTTACTAACAGCAGCACTTACAAATGCGAGCAAGTTTTAGATGCAGAGGCAATTTGGGCAGTGTTTTATAAAGATGCTCCGTTCAATCTTAAAAGTTCTAACAGTCTTACAAGTTATCCCGGCCCTAAGTATAAAAAAACAAGTTTTTCTAATCCAGGACATGCTTTGAATTTGGCAAAGAAATTAAACAAAATGTTTAAATGCGAAGACTTTGCTGTCTACAAATTGACTGCTGGTGAACTTGTCACACATGAATAAAGAACTATACACTAAAGTTTTCCTTAATCAATTAGGAAAAAGCACTAACGATATTAGTGTTGCAGAGTATATGCCCTTGATGTGGAAAAATACAAGACAAAAAGACGTAGGCGGCTTACGCCTTACAGAATATGGTTTTGATATAATAGGTGAACTAGATTTAGCAATATACGAAGTACCATTTCCTTTCGATATGCAACTTACAACACAAGTAATAATACACTTAGATAAATTTATAGATTGTCCGTATTATCTTACAGATAGAAGTGTTTATGTAACGAACGAAAAGAAAGCAGTCGAACTAACTCTTTTTAGCGGTAACATCCGCAAATACGGAATGAACAAAGCAATGAAAGAGCAAGATGCTGATAGTGAAAGTACAGAATAAGATTCTTGCAGTTCCGCATGTTAGTGGTAGTAGTAGATGTCATATAGAAGCAGACGCTAATCCTAATGTAGAGATCCTCGGACATTTTAGTCACCATCAAGATTGGCCTGAATCACCTGAACACGACTGGATAAGAGAACATGCTTGCTTGCCCTTCTACGGATGTGTAAGAGAGCCTAGAGAACGATACCTAAGTTATCTTGGTCGATTTCATTTTAAAAGACAAAAGGACATTTTCGATAACGAGAATAATCCGATAGATATCGGAGCAGGTAAAGACTGGAACACGGAAACCTATTTAAAATTTTCTCGTTTTATGAAAGACAATCCCCAACGCAATCCGCACATAACACCTCAGAGTATACAGTTTACTAGATTAGAAGAACTTATTAAAAAGCCAATTATATACTTTAAAATGAAAAACCTAGAGGATCAATTTGAAGATACAGGACGAGTGAAACCAATCGATCATAATTGGATGTGGAATGCTTCATGGCGTGAGCAAGCAGTCGAAAGGTATAAACTGTCAAATGAGTTTTTAGATTGGTGGTACAATTTGATAGATGAAGATCTAGAAAAAGACATACTTTGGTATAAAAAAGTGGTTGACACTCACCCATCTTGATGCTATATTGTTTGTATAGGGTAACAAACAACAGGGCATAAACATGTTATATACACAAATTCAGCAAGCGTTTACTAAAGCAGTTTGTAACGAAGGCAACTGGTCTGAAGGTAAACTAAATCCAAACTTTATCGAAGCAGACGTATACATGGAAATTCCTGGTAGCGTTGAAATGACAAACGAAATAACAGTTATTTTAGATGAACTTTTTAACAAGTTTTATCTTGACGTACCTGTAAAAGTATGCTATTAATATACATAGGCACTGATTAGAAGGGAATATAAAATGTCTGAAGCACGTCAACTATCACCCAACAAAGTTAAAAACAGCATGATTCATGCTATGCGTAAAAAACGTCCAACGTTTCTTTGGGGTCCTCCAGGTATTGGTAAGTCTGATATTGTAAAACAGATTACCGATGGCTTTTCAAATTCACACCTTATTGACATTCGTTTGTCACTTTGGGAACCTACAGATATTAAAGGCATTCCGTACTTTGATGCAAATGTAGGTAAAATGGTTTGGGGTGCGCCTAGCGAACTTCCAGACGAAGACTTTGCGGCACAATACGACAACATTGTTGTTTTCTTTGACGAGATGAACTCAGCGGCACCGAGTGTACAAGCGGCTGCATATCAGTTGATTTTGAATCGTCGTGTAGGACAATATAAACTGCCCGACAATGTTATTATTGTTGCGGCAGGTAACCGCGAGTCAGACAAAGGTGTTACATACCGCATGCCAGCGCCGTTGGCAAATCGCTTTGTACACTTTGAAATGGCTGTAAACTTTGATGACTGGTTCCAATGGTCAGTTGTTAATAAAATCCACAAAGACGTAGTAGGCTTTTTGAACTTTAGTAAGAAAGACTTATACGACTTTGATCCTAAATCATCATCACGTTCATTTGCAACTCCACGTAGTTGGACATTTGTGTCTGAACTGTTAGATGATCAACTAGACGAAGCAACTACTACTGACTTAGTATCAGGTGCAGTAGGCGAAGGTCTTGCTGTAAAATTTATGGCACACCGTAAAGTTGCGTCTAGTATGCCTAATCCGACTGATATTCTTACAGGTAAAGTAAAAGATTTACAGACTAAAGAAATCAGTGCCATGTATTCCTTAACTGTTTCTCTTTGCTACGAACTTAAAGAAACGTCGGATAACGCTAGTAAAAAGTTTAACACACAATTCAATAACTTTTTACGCTTTGCAATGGATAACTTTGAAACTGAATTAGTTGTTATGGGTTTGAAACTAAGCCTTACACAATACGGTTTGCCAATTGATCCAGATGAAATCGAATGCTTCGATGAATTCCATGATCGTTATGGTAAGTATATCCACGCTGCTCAAAAGGCATAAAAGGATAGGGCGGCAGCAATGTCGCCCTTTTTCTCTGACTAATGGTTGACAAACTAGTTAAATATGTTATAATAAATCATATACAAGAAAA